CTCAAGGCAAGGGCGAATGGTGCCCAACCCACTTCTCGTGGATTGAACTTCTTCGCCACGCCAACGTCACCAAACATCAAAACTTTGTCCTGATTGACACCAAGAGCATCCTGCACTAGAATCTTTAATGCTGCCGACGCACGGAAGCGGAGTACGAGATCAACGAAATCACCACCTTTATCGTCGATGGCCCAACGCTGACTCTTTTTATCTTTTCTTTTGGCGAAGAAGATATCACGAAGTTGAATCCGTGCTTCGATCTCATCCAATAGGTAAGGTGCGAGGATTCGTGGGACACGTTTAATCCTTATATTCCTACGGTCCATCGTTGATTGATACGGACCCTTACGAGCGAAGAGCATCAAATCGAGTGCTGTCACTGGCTTCAAACACTTACCATCCCTGGCTCGTGGTTCGCAATAGGCGTATCTTACTATGTGGTCAACTGGTCGTGCATCGTAGCCTACTTCCTCAGCGAGCAGAGCCAGAGTCGTCCATGTCTGGCAAAGATGGAACCAGTCGTAAACGATATTGAATCCACAAACACCTTCTTCGTGGTCACACAGTTCTTGAATCAATTCAAGCGTATCCTTGATCGGTTCGAGCCAGACGTTATGGAGTAACACATCACCCATTCCGTACGCGTATTGAACGAGTACGGTTGGGCCGTGGAATCCACAAGTTTCTGTGTCGAAGAAGATCATGCTTCTAGCTTCTCCAGTTCGCTTTCTTGTATCTTTAATTGATCCTGAATGATTTCAAGACAGTTCAATCGGAACTGTTCACGCACACCGTTTAACGCTTGCGTTGCATGTGGTTCGTATGACCATCTTCCATCTTCCAAGATTTGAACCTTAAATGGTTCAAATTCGATAATGACACCATTGCAACGTTTGATGACAGTTATCGCTGACTGTAGTGTTTTGATCCTCTCAATACTACCTTGTGCTTTGGCAACTTTGTCCTTCAACAGAGCCAATTGTTCTGGTGTCATGACACTGGCTCCAGAAGCATCGGATTATAAATCACATCATAGCTGCGGAAGAAGTGTTTCAGTTCATCTTCCAATTCGCCGGTTGTAACCTCACCACAACCCCAACCAATGATTCGTGTGATGATGCTATTGCCCTGGTCACTGATCCAGTCACCAGCAACAGTCTCAATGTTCTTGTTGATTAATGCACAATGCTCACGGATACGGTCCATCACGTAAAGCATTTCGTTCACGGTGCGTTGCTTCTTCGTATGCTTCTTGTCAGGCTTCTGTGCCTCACGCACCTTGCCTGTTTCACCAGCTTTACGCTTATCAACCAGTAGCCCGGCGATTCGAAGCATTTCGTTTGAGTTACCGCGATGTTGGTACAAATCACGAATGTCTGTCTGCTTCAAGTAATCATTTGCAGCAGCCTTTTGGATTTGTTCAGGCATCTCAAGCAACATGCAACGGATCTGAACCCAACCCATTGACTTATTGATTCGGTTGGCTATCTCTTGCCTTCCCCAACCAGCTTCCCAATAATGCTTAATGGACCGTGCCTCTTGCAGGATGTTCAAATCAACGCGTTGTAGATTCTCAACAGCGTTGATATCGCGTGCGTCGAACTCGTTCGTACAAGCCCTGATCATGGCTGGAATCACCACGGCATCGTTGGCCCTATATGCCAAGAGCCTACGGAATCCACCGATAAGAAAGAACTCTTTGCCCTTATCCTTGAGTGGTTTCTCAGTGTCCCATAATCGACGAAGAATGACTGGTTCAATCAAACCACGAGCCGCGACGTCAGGCACCAATTCGATTACATCAGCGGCTGTGATGTAACCACGACTGTTCCAATCGTTTTGTACATGAATCTTTTCAAGTGGTATGAGTGGAGCACCACAGTTCTTGTCATGTTCGATTGCGGCTGGCGAGAGCGGCATAGAGCACCTTATTTGAGGGTTAGAATGGACTCAGCTAGTCCGGTCATTGACATATATTGCAGATTACGCTTCTGCTTAAGTGAACTGATCACTTTTCTATCAGACGGCAAATGAACGATATCTACGATCCGACCACCATGTTCTTTGTTCATGCCTAGTCGATGGCCACGATCCTCTGCTTGTTCTCTTGATTCGGCGTTATGATCGTTGCTGTAGAAGATTGTGCTCCAAGAGCAAACAAGATTGAGACCCATGCCAGCGGCACCTGGTTGTCCATTGAAACTGATTCTGGGATACCGACCTCGTTCGTACATATAGGTATACAGGATTTCAGGCCCAGGCATAACAATCTCGTTACCTGCCGGATCAGTAAAGGACCATCCACGACCATCGCATCGGATCGAATGCCAATCTTCTTCATGACTAAGCCTCACTAGGCGATCAACTGAACCCTGGAATCCACCATACAGATTAAGCCTGCCTGTTGGTAGAGCGAGCTTAAGCTCGTCACGAATAACCTGATCCTTTGGACAAGACACTTCGATTGTTTCACGGTCATACGTCGGTACACGGCCTTCACCTTCACAGGTAGCACAACAGACCATCTGTTCCACGATTTTAATCGGTGTTTGATCAACAACATTATCGTTCTCATCGTAAATGAATCGAGCACCAAGCTCATACTCATCAGCACCGAGCGGTGTATGTAGATCAGCAGCGTCGAAGTATTCCTTCACTTCTTTGTGACCGTAACAATCAGGGCATGTGTCGTAGCCAGTGTGTTTCTCGTTATACTGGAATCCATCGCTCAAGCATCGTAGCTTAATCAAAGCGTCCAATGTTCGCTTCGTTGAAGCCACGATCGACTTGGCAAGATTAAGAGTAGTTTGTGTTGGCGTCACTTCGTGAACAACGTACCGTTTCGCTGGCAAATTAAGATTGCCTTCTTTAAGCCAGACGCCAACTAAGCCTTTCATCCGTTTATACAGCTTAGTGACTTCATTCTGACCCTGTACGAATCCATGATCCTGAACGTGGTCACCACGCATCTTAGTGCATTGATTGCAAGTGTCGCCGAGGCACAGATGATGCACTTCTTCCAGCTTACCACACTTGCCGCATTTCTTCTCGGAATCTTTCCATGTAATCAAATGCTTGTATGTCCCGGAACCACGAACAGTCTCTCGTTCCTCGAATAGACCAAGCCGGTCACGGAACAAATGAATGTTTGCTTCTTTCAAGAATCCAGGACAAACGATTTCACAGATTGAGAACCAATCTTCTGGTGAATGCGGTGCTGGTGTACCAGAGAGTGCGATTATAACACATGATTCACCATGCTCTTTACGCATGGAGTCACACAGGTACTTCATTGCTGTTGCACGTTGCGTGGCTGCATTCTTGAGCTTAGACACTTCATCAAGAACAACGAATCGCGGTGCTGGCTTACCAGATGGCCACGTTTCAATGAGCTTACGAGCTGAATCATATGAACAGAACTCAGGCCGTAGCTTCGGTCGCCATTTCATGAAATCAACTTGCACAGCATCCAATGCACGATTCGGTCCGAACCACCACCAGTTTGTTTCTCTGAAGAAATCATTTACAATGATTGACGCAAAGGTCTTGCCAAGACCCATTCGTGCAGCAAAGATTGACCATCTAGTATTGATGGCTAAATTAACCATCTGAATCAAATGTGGCAAAATCTCGAAGTTAGGATCGCGGTCACGATACGTTTCCATGACTGCTTTGATTTCTTCGCTACGATCAACATGCTTTGTAGTATCGAATCGCATGTATGGGTCAACACCATGCTTACCCATCAAGTATTCGAATTGAAACAGGTTACGGTACGTGATCGGTATGTACCAAGCTTTGATTCCTTCATCACCGAGCCAGCGTCGTCTCTCGAATCTTGTCTTTACTTCTTCGAGCAGAAGCTTATTGTATGGGAAATTGAGGATTATACCATTGTTCTTAACGGTACAATCGACGTCAATGAGCCATTCACCGGCTCGCATCGGAGCCACGAACTCTCGTTTCGGAAGTAGTTCTAAGATATGCATTTGATTTGTGAGTTAAAGATTGAAGAAAGACCTAGTTTCTCGAAATGTGCTAAAATCTGGTGCAGCGTTGACAACAACACGCTCTTCTGTTCACGATGACAATGCTGATTAACTATACGCAACCAATCAGCCAATGTTCCAGAGACACGAACTAATTGTATCCTGTTGTTCATGAAACAAACATTCAACGCCAATGGACTGAAGATGTTAAGTGCTTGTTCTTCAGGTAGCAGAATAACGAACGTGTAGAACAAATCATGTTGTATGTCAAGGTTCGTTTCTATCAGATTACGTTCTGTGCCACCTTCCCATCGTTCATGATTCGTAATCGCGAGTATTTCGGTCTTTTTCGCGAAAGAATTAGACAAATCAACACCGCAACCCTTAAAGAAAAGGGTTTTATAGAGAGCAACATCGAAATGCTGCTGATTCGTTGATAGAAGAAAAACTGTACTCAAAGTGCTGGTTCCCTACTTCCTGCGATTGAGCGACTAACAAGGTGCGTGCTTACTTCACCAGTATGGTAGACAAGCGTTGGATTATGTGTGTAGTTCTTGAACTTACTTAACGACATACCGATGGCGTAATCCAAGTGCCGTGGTTGCTCATTCATCGTGTCGAGCGAATGGTCAAGGAATGCGTCTATACTGTTCAGTATGTGTAGCACCGCTGGCTTAGACAGTATCACCGAGAGTGCACCACATAATCCATGCCTTTCGATTCGTGGCTCTTGCCAACCACGCATTTTCGGTTGATTGATTTGTGCACAGTAAGGCGACACGTAACCGAACTGATGTGATTTAATGAACCCACGAACCTTTGCTCCCGAATCACGAGTCCAATCAACGTCGTCTTCACAAATCATGAAATTGTCTTTTGACCATGTGTTCAAAGCGGATAACGCTGTGAGCCAGTTACGGACACAACCAAGCCGTTGTGTGTTGACATGCCTGATCACTTGATTATGTCCGTAATACAGTGGATGGCCTGGTTCCTCGAATGTGTGAATGTTACTGTTTGGCCATTCTTCCTGTAATCGAAGAATGGTGTCAGAGATATAGTTCACTGTTCGTGGTGCAGTGATTATTGCGATATGCATAAAAGCTCCGATGGGAGTCGAACCCACATTTCAACTATTCACGAATTGTGTCCTGACCACTTGGACGACGGAGCAACCGATTCCTATTCCTCGGACGGCGTATTCGCCACAACGGCGGCAGCCATCTTTTCTTTCTGTTCGTCAATCATTTGGATTGCCGCAGCAACCTTTTCTTCAGCCGGACCTTGTTCAGCCAACCCAGCTTTCAATTGTTCAAGCAACGTCACAACACCGTCAACAACGGTTCCTTGTTCAGTCACTTTTTGCAACAGTTCGTCGATACGATGCATGATTCTTTCCTCTAGTTGTTGTAGACGATTGAAAATCTCGTCTACTTGGTTCACTTCAAACACCAAATGATGGTACACATCGAAACGCATTAATCACGCTCCGAACTTCCACTTCCAGCAGCTTCACGCACCGGTACTGTCGGTGGATTGTTGAACTTCTTCAAGGTTTCTTGCAACAGTTCAAGGTCAGGGTTGACCTCAATCGGCAAGTCGTGCGGTTGATAGACTGGCCCGAACCATGAACCTTTGCTGTTCTGCATGAACGTCGAAACAATCTTGCAGATTTTGCTGCCGGTCTGGAAGCAATTAATCACTTGTGGCGTAGAGATACGACCACTCGCATTGCCAAAGAAAAACACAACAAACATCTGCATGGCCGGTGACCAAATCAAGTATTCAGCACCGAAGCCGCAGTTACTGTTCTGTCCTGCGTTTGCTTTGGCCTGAACAGACTTGAACTCGTCCGTTGCTGGATTGTAGAACGAAAGCGTTTCCGGCTTGTACTGCATCGCTTTCGGACGCCAGCCACAGAGCAAACTGACCAGTTCCAGGCCGATAGGAGTTTCCTGTTTGCCCGAACAAATCGTCATTTCACCCGGTTTGAGCTTTCCTGTCATACAAGGCTCCGTATTGCCTTGATTGATTTTGACATACGGAAAGAAGTCACCGACTTGCGACACCAACGCAACCGCTTTCGCATCAGCGAATTTGGATTGAGACGTAGACAGAGCACCAGAAATCGCGTCCTGAATCGAGAGAGCATTTTCTTCAGACATTTGATTTTTCCTAGATTAAGAAACAAGAAATAGAAGCCACGGTCCACGATTATTAATCGTGGACCGTGGCGTACCGACTACACCTTCGTCATGTCGAGCTGAGCTGCCTTCTTCGCAGCTTCCTTGTCCTTTTCTTCCTTGAGCTTCGCCTTCTCGGCGTCTTTCTTCGCCTTCTTGGTTTCGAAGTTCCGTTGTTGTTCAGCCTTCGAATCTTCGTCGAAGTGCATCACCCAATTCAATGCCAGAGTCCACGCACTCTGTGCATCAGCACCAGTCAAACCATTCTTGGCAAGCAGATGCGTGCCAATCGAAGGCGACTTCAGTTCCGCCTTGACGTCAGCCGGCTTCTGCATGTACTGTACCGGTTGGAACTCCGGTGCATTCACATCTTTGCCAGCCTTGTTGGCCTCTTTGATTTCCTTGGCACGGCTCTTCATTCGCGGAACGAATGTTTGCGGTGCTTCGGTCATCGCCGCGTCAACATGCAATCCTTGCTCATCTTCCGGGAGTTTGGCCAACGCATAAGCATTGGTCAATCCGATCTTGTCGTTGTCGACAAGTTCCTGAATCTTCGGGAGCAGTTTGTCGAGCGACAAACGTTGAAGAACCCACGATTCAGATTGCGACACCTTGGTCGCCAAGGTCTTCATCGTCATGAACGGATCACGCGTCAACATACGCAGCAAGTGCTTGGCGTATTCGGCAGGCTTCGTGATCACACGATTCGCGTTGGTCATGATCTGAGCTTCCAAAGCCTCAGCGTCGTCCATTTCGACAACGTGAGCCGGAATCGTAGTCAGACCGCAATCAAGCGAAGCGGTGTAACGTTGCAGACCATCAATCAAGCTGTAAGTCAACGTGCCGTTCGACGGATCACGCAACTCACGCATCAGAACGGGAATCAAAACACCCTTCCGTCGAACCGATTCGACGATGTTCATGAATTCTTCGTTCTTCCGATTCACACCACGTAAGGCAATGTCGGATTTCCGAACCAATGCCATCGGTACTTCGAGCAAATGCTTTGCTCGTGATTGGAACGCCGCGACCTCACCTTGGTCGGGACGAACTTCAGTCTGTACGGAACTTTCCGCAGGGTCCATCATTCAATCCTCATACTAGAGAAAAGCCACGAATCACGGTGCGTGGCCATCACCGTTTACACTGAGTATTTCTTTGAATCGCCAAACAGCAGGATGGTCATTTGTCTTGACGTATGAACCACGATTCAGCACTTGACTAACGGTTGGTAGCGAGAGGCCCGTCGCTCTCTCAATCTCTTTCTGCGTTGCACCGTCGAATCCACGTTCTTTCATATAATCCATTACTTTACGAACCGCACCACCATGAGCTTCTTTGATTCGTTCAGGCGTCAGCACTATCGGTTCCTTCATCAAACTTATGTTCGGTGGCCGTCGCTCGTCGAGTTCTTTAATCACTAAGATGGTTCTCCAACGGCAAAGAGCATCTTCTAACCAAGCAATCCTTCTTTCAATCTCCGCTCTACTAATCGAATTAAATAAATCGAAAACGGATGAGACGTCATCTTCCGTGATATTGTTCATAAATTAAAAACCGGGATTACCTGCCCGGCCAGGACTAAGCACAGTAAGTGCTAATAAGTAACCAGACTAGTAAGCCCGGCTTATTGTTCCTGTCGATTTGACTGCTACAGGCCAGGACCATACGTTTTAAATCGAAAGAAACCATCTGTACTCTCGAAGGTTTGCGATTTTTCATCGTTGTGAAACGATGCTAAATCATTCATTTCAAGAGGTAACATGCTTGATTCTTGAATCATGACGATTGGGAATCCTAAAATCAAATCCGAACTCGGTCGCGTGTCGGGAGCGTCCGCTACCCTTATTGGGACGAGCCGGGCGAGTAACTACTAACTGAATTAGTTAACGAAAAATAAAGTAGTTAGGGCCGAATTCGGTCCCAATAAGGGTAGCGGATGCTCACGACCAGAGGCATTTTAAATCAAATCAACTGACCAAACGAATAACTAGGCTGAACTATCTTATTAACAAACAATTGCTCACAGTTTGCATACGAGAGTATAGGCAGTAATTAGTATAGTTAGTTAATCATTAATCGGGAGATACTATGCCCACAAAGAGCGAAGCTATCAAATCATTTCTATCGCAATCAACGCATCCTGATCTGGAATCGTTGTATAGCCTAGCAATGGAATGTCAAGTGAACGTAGCTCAAGACCACGGAGAACGGATTGAGGGTACGTATCGTGACAAGAAGTGGATGGCTTACACTGACGGTAATCAAACTTGGAAGTCATTTCGGATTCCGTACAATGCAATGTCGAATCCTGAATACACTGACGAACAATTGAAATTTGATTTGGGTGCTCGTGTTGAGGGCATCGGCATGACTGGTTGGGACTGGCAATCAAGAGTCAGTCGTTGGGTCGCTTTCGATTTCGATTCCATTGTTGGCCACAGTGACAAACACAGTTCCAAGCTAAGCTCCGAGGATTTGAAGAAGGTACAAGACGCCGCTTGCAGTCTCGATTGGGTGACAGTTCGATCGTCTACATCAGGTAAGGGCTTACATCTGTACGTCTTTCTTGATGCTGTACCGACACAGAATCACGTTGAGCACAGTTCATTAGCAAGAGCCATACTGAGTAAAATGAGCTCTCTAGCTGGCTTTGATTTCAAATCAAAGGTTGATGTTTGCGGCGGTAATATGTGGGTTTGGCACCGCAAAATGATTGGGACGACAGGTCTTAGTTTGATTAAGCAAGGCTCTGTGCTTAACGAAGTTCCAGCTAATTGGAAGGAACACATCAACGTTGTTAAGGGTGTACGAAAGAAAGTATCTGACCCGCAACGTGATGAAAAGTTTGATGCTTTGTCAGCACAACGAACAAGAATCAAACTCGATGACGACCACATCAATTTGATTAAATATCTGAATGAACACAATCATTTTCATTGGTGGGACTCAGACCATCATATGCTTGTGACACACACGGCTGCACTTAAAGAAGCCCACGAAGCCTTGTCATACAAAGGAATCTTTGAAACAGAAACAAAAGCCACGACCACACATAATTGTTTCATGTTTCCGATGCGGCACGGTGCGTGGAGTATCCGACGATATAGTCGCGGTTGTAAAGAACATCCGTCATGGGCACAAGATGGTGCTTCATATACGATGTGTTATTACAACATGGAACCCACGCTTCGTACAGCATCAATGGCGAATGGTGGATTGGAAGACTCGGATGGTGCGTATGTGTTCAAGTGTGGTTCTGATGCACACTCCGCAGCTCTTGCTCTCGGTGCAAATGTCGATATCCCGCCCGGTTACGACATGAGAACAGCTCGAATCAAAGAGCACAAAGAACAGAACCGAATCATTGTGTCTTTCCCACAGGAACAACACGATGACAATGCTAAGTTGCAGGGTTGGTTGCAGAAGAAAAGCACTTGGCAGAAGATATTCAATATCAATCACGTTCCCAACAATGAACTGGACGTTGAATCGTTTGACGACCAAGTACGTCATTTAATCACAAGCTCAAACAATGATTCAGGTTGGGTGATCAATTCTGATGGCCGGTGGGTTGAGGAACCACTTCCTCATGTCAAACACCTATTGGCAGCCATGAATCTGAAGCCAAATGAGATACAACAGGTTCTTGGGTCTTCAATAATGAGACCTTGGACGATTGTAACTCAACCGTTTCAGAATGAGTATCCTGGTGATCGGTTGTGGAATCGTAACGCTCCACAGTTCAATTTTCCAGCCACGATTGCTGACCAGTTCAATTGTCCAACGTGGCTCAGTATATTCACCCACATCGGTCAGAATATTGATTACGCTGTTAAAGAGGACAAATGGTGCAAGAAGCATGGTGTATTGACCGGGGCTGAGTACCTATTGCTATGGGTAGCATCAATGATTCAGATGCCTACTGAACCGTTGCCTTACTTATTCATGTATAGTGAGGCACAAGAAACAGGCAAGAGCACATTCCATGAGGCGTTAGAACTGCTCTTTACGCCTGGTTACATGAAAGTGGATCAAGCCATGACCAATAAAGGTGGCTTCAATGCTGAATTGATTGGAACCATTCTTTGTGTAATCGAAGAAATTGATTTGTCAGCAAGAGGCAGCGAAGTCTACAACAGAATGAAGGAATGGGTGACAGCGAAGAAACTGCTTGTTCATCCTAAGTATTGCACTCCTTATCTGATTGATAACACCGGTCACTTCATTCAATGTGCAAACACAAGGAAAGCGTTTCCTGTGTTCACAGGTGACACACGTGTGATGTTCATTCACGTTGAGAAGAAGCCAGAACGTGAAGTACCGAAACGTGTTCTATTCCGTGAGTTAATCAAAGAAGCCTCGGACTTCATCGCTTTGATTCTAGGTCTCGAAATTCCTGATTGTGACGGTCGTTTACGTCTACCTGTTATCGACACCGCTGACAAACAATTAAGCCTTGAAGATCAACAGACTGACGTTCAACGATTCGTACAAGAGAACTGTTTCGATGTGCCTGGCAAAACGATTAAGCTAGAGGAATTCTATGAACGGTTCTTGGCGTCGCTCGAACCAATCGAACGAATGACTTGGAACAGTAAGCAGGCTGTGAACAAATGTATGCCTGATCGATTCCCGAAAGGACGAAAGAAGGGTGAATCATCATGGCATTGGGGTAACATTTCTTGGACACCAGGAACAGAAGAAGAAATGCAACAACCGAAACTAATTGTACTAAACGAGAAACTAGTTAGGAGTTCTTCATGACGAAGAAAGTGTTTACAGTGCCACCTGATTACGATGGTGACACGATTCAAACCATATTACAAGCTTGGAGCGAATTGAACATTCATCTCAAGCTCGGTACTGTATTCGATCTCAAAATGAAACCGAAATTGATTTCATTCATGAAGGAACGTGGTGTTGAACGATTCATACACGGCAACACACTGTACGAACTGGTTGCAGACGACTTGGAACTGTCTGAATGTTACTACAGTGACGAATTACCAATGACTTTACCAGAAGGAGTTGACAATGGTTGAAGACATTTTCGTTTACGATACGTCAGAGAACGTCAATGGTGACTTACGTATCCAGTATCGCAACTGTGAAATGCTCATTGATTTCGGTCCGTTTCAAGCCGGTCATGAATACGAATGGATCGACATTGATTACGAGAAAGGAACAATGACTGGCGGCGGTACTGATTTAGAAGCAATTAGTTGTCCAATCAAAATTGAGGTTGATGCATAATGACTCGATATGAACGACTTAAGTTCAGTCTTAAGTTGGATCACGCAGCGTACATTGACCACAAGGACGCTGTAACAAAGCTTTTGAAGCAAACGATTAATACAGCGGAGGGTGATGACCTTACTGTCGATTACATGTGCAACGTTGACTACATTGGCAACGTTGTTGAGAATTTTGAGTATTTGCTTGAACTGCTCAATGATCCCAAAGTAATTGTCAAAGCCACGCACCAAGAACTATTCAAAGGAAAATGTTTATTTGAGGAATTGATTCTTAAATTCAATGAAATTGAAAAGAGGTTATCATGCTAATCTGTTTACTCGGTGTCACTTGTGTTGGCAAAGACACTATCGCTGAAGAGGCACAGAAAAAATGGCCTGAAGACGTTGGTTTGATTCAGGTCGGTAAAGCGATGAGACTTCGTCATCCGCCTGGCTACTTCGATGGTAAAGGTGCGATGGAGCATACTGAAGACGAGGCATGGTCCATCTTCACTGAGCAACTGCAAGCGGCTGAGAATAAGAAACTAGTCGTTTGTGTTGGTCAGCCACGAATCTTGTCTCAGGTCGAACGAGTCATTGCTCTAGAACGAAGAAAAATGTTTCTTTGGTTCACTAGTAGCCATGAGACTGATCGGATTACACAACGATTCAAAAATGATTCCGCGTCAATGGAGCTTAGCCTGCGTAGGCGAGCTAATGATCGGATACAATATTACGATGTATTACATCAACTATTGTATCGTAACCAGATAGTCGTGCCTTTCGTTAATGACAACGCAGCGGACCTCTCACACATCACGGATTGGATGTATCAATATGTCAGATAGCCTGTTCGACGACTTGATTGAGATGCATGACGATCATTACATTCCAGAGCCGACTGATCGTAACAAAATCTTTCGTGCACCTTTTACCGTGGCTGGTGGCAAAAACAGAAGCGTTAAGTACATACTACCGCATCTGCCGATGCGTAAAGTATGGGTTGACCACTTCGGCGGCACTGGTGTAATAACACTGAATCGTGATTCAAGTGACGTTGAAGTATTCAATGATCGGTACTCTGCGATTACAGCGTTCTATCGTTGTATCCGCGATCCAATCAAGTTGGCTGCTCTGATCACTTGGCTCGAACTGACGCTTCACTCACGTGAGGAGTTCATTCATTGTCGTGACACTTGGATTGATGAGACAGACGATGTTGTTCGTGCAGCTAAATGGTTCTACGCCATGCGAACATCTGTTCTCGGTAAGATGGATTGTTTCGCACGTGGTTTGAAGAGTTTCAGTCCAATCAACATTCCGAAAGCGTTGGAAGGATTCCCAGCGATCCATTCACGATTCCGTTACATCCAGATTGAGAACCTAGACTTCGAACAATGCTTCAATGATTTCGATGATCATTGCACTGTTCATTACTTCGATCCACCATATGTGGAAACTGATTCTGGCATCTATAACCATGTTTGGACCAGAACTGACTTAGACCGACTACTGCGATGTTGTCAACGGGCGAAAGGGTTCGTTGCTCTTAGCCACTATCCAGATGAACAGATCGACGGCGAATCGTTCTGGACTGACAAACACGAATGGAACGTTGCATTGACTTCTGAAATCAATTCCTTTGACGAGAAGAACAATAAAGCACATCTTGAACATGTGCAAAATATTGATCATACCGTCGAGAAATTATGGATCAAAGCATGAAGAACAGTACGAAATCACTTGTCAATCTGAACAATCATTTATTGTGTGCTATTGACTTAGAGACAACAGGCACGCAATGGGGCTGGCATGAAATCACTCAAATTGGTATATTGCCTCTTGACCAGGATATACAACCATCAACTGAGTACCCGCCGCTTGACATAAAGATTAAGCCGCTGTACCCTGAGCGTGTCGATCCTGAAGCGTTACGTGTCACGAATAAGGAGTTGGTTGATTACAAGCTAAACGGCATGGACCCTGAGGCTGCAATGGATCTTCTTCATCATTGGTTCACACGACTGAACCTGGGTGAAAAGAAGCAAGTCGTACCTCTTGGTTGTAACTATGCCTTTGATCGTGGATTCCTACAACATTTCCTCGGACATGAGAACTATTGGGCGATGTTCAACAACAACGCTCGTGACATTCAGACTATTGCGTTGTATCTGAACGACAAGTCTGAATTCGACGCTGAGCAAACGCCATTTCCGAAAGTGATGCTTCGTTGGTTGTGCAACTGTCTAAAGATTGAAATCATTGAAGGTTCACAACACGACGCACTCTACGATTGTAAGTTAACGGCCGAAGTCTACAGGAAACTACTAACGGAGCCGGTAAGCCTATGATTTATTCAGCACAACAGATTGAACACGAAATGATGATGAAGCGAATCATCATCGCACCATACTTCCGGAGTCAAATGAATCCAAACTCTGTGAACCTGACGCTTCACAATGAGCTTCTTGTCTACGATGAAGTACATCTAGACATGAAAGCCAAGAACCGTTATAAACGGTACACGATTCAAGAAGGTGGATTCATGCTCTGTCCAGGTATGCTCTACCTGGGACGCACGAATGAGTACACAGAATCACATGACTGTGTACCGGGCATAGAAGGACGCTCATCAGTTGCTCGCCTTGGAATGAGCGTTCATGTCACCGCTGGATTCGGTGACGTTGGATTCTGTGGCCATTGGACACTTGAAATGACCGTTGTTCATCCGTTGATCATTTATCCAAATGTGCCAATCTGTCAAATCTTCTATTCCTCGATCAGTGCTTATGACAGGAAGTACGAGGGCAAGTACCAGAACAACAAAGAGGTACAACCGTCAATGATGTGGAAGGATTTTCCTGGTAACGATTTAAGCACTGGCTTGGCGTCAGAAGCTCTCAACCGGAGAGACTAAATAGACCTATGTACTTGCCAGCGAAGATTTCATTCTCGGCATAGATGTTAACGGCAGTCAAATCAAATGGCGGTAACAGCATATTTAGCTTCCGCCAGCCACCCACGTGAATCTCAGGATTCACATTCTCATGTGGGAAAGTGGTTGCCAATAAGTACTTGGTCTTGAGCCGCTTAATCAGATCGACGCACATAGCAAGTGGCAGATGAACTAGTACATCCCGGCATAGCACAAGGTCAACCTTCGGCAAATCATGCTCGAAGACGTCGACATTCAAGAACGTTCTGTTCTGTGCGGTATGCTGCACAGCTTGTGCGTATAGTTCATCAATCAGTTCAATGCCAGTGTATTGACACTCGATCGGAACGTAACGCATCCAGTTCCAGTCCCCACACCCGATATCAAGCATCGAACGTATGTTATACGTCTCTATAATCTCAGGTAGGTGCTTACGCATCTTGACTGTATGCACCATAGTTGATCCTTGACCACAGAGCGTTTCATCCGTTTTCCACTGTTCGTGCATTGATTGTTGAAAGATCGATTTCAACCCAACGGGGTGGGTCATCTGGGCAACGCTCTGTCGGGTACGCAATTTTGTTAAAGTAGGAGTCTTTTTCATTGCAATTACATCCACATTGTTTACAACCCTTACCAGTGAACCACGGGCAAGGACGACAGATTTCTAATCTTTTCTCAACGTAGTGAAACGGTAGTAAATTGCCACGAGCCTTGATGTATAGCTTAGCAATCGCTTTACTGAATCGAAGGAATCGTGCAAACGTGTAATCTACCAATTCCGCATCCTCTCAGCTTTCAGCGTTGTGCCATCAGCTAAAACGATATAGTTGCGGCGACCGTCCAATTCTTCAACTGTTAGTCTCAGTCCGATTTGATCGCCTTTCTGAAGAATCAGTTTCGCTGTGCCCGTCAATGTCGTTCGATCAGGTACATCTGCACGGTGATGACGTACTAAGTCATGCGACGCCATCGGCTCGCCATTGATTAACAGTTCAATCTTATAACCGGCTACTTTGGCAGGCATTACAACACCTTAACTGGATGAATCTCAACACAACGCTTACGCTTACGCCAATCAGTTACACAATACTCAAAATATTCTTCCCATTGCCATGCGATTGCTGGAAGCGTGAAATTATGCCATGTGACTGTTCGTGCGTTAGCAGCAGCCACTCTAGAAGTATCAAGACCGTCTGCACGGATCACGGCTTCGACCATTTCTTCAGTGGTCGCTTTCCGTTTAATCATCGTACCCATCATACCGAACTCATCTTCTAGTTCTTTGCAAACGGGCATATCGCTATAGACAGTGCTTACACCGGCCAACCACGCCTCACACAACGCGAGCGAATGTCCCTCGTAATCAGAAGGAAGAATGAATACGTCTGACGAACTCAGTATGTCGCCAACGTGGTACTGTGGTTTGATGAAATAGACCCGTCCTGGTGCATAGCGTTGAGCCTCGTTGTATAATTGATCTTCCTGTGGACCAGCACCACAGAATATACCTTTCCAATTCTCTAGTTTGCTCAAGACTTGAATCACAGAGCCAGGACGTTTCTCTTCAACGAATCGACCCATGAACAAAAGAACTTTGTCTTCTTCTCCTATGCCCCACACCTTTCGTTGAATCTCACGGTTCAAGCGTGGTGATACTCGTCCTGGATCGATTCCATTATAGATAACAGCTACGTCATCTTTCGTTGGGTAGCACGCCTTAGCCACTGATTTAGAGCAAGCTGCCTTGTAGTAAGCGAATCGTTTATTCGAATCACAAATGACTTTGTAATGCTTACTTGTGTTCTGTGCGTAATCAATAACTGGCTTGTCCATGTCAATGAGACGATTCAGATGCGGTGTACCCCAAGACAGGATTAAGTCTGCATTCTCGCAAGCCTTCTCAATGGCTTCAACGTGATTATCGTAGATTTCGTCGTCTTCTTGTACCTCTGTCGTCGTGATTGATTCATGAATCGGAACATACGGCATTGCTCGTTGTAACCAACCACGTTGCTGCGTTGTTACTCGTTGTTCAACTGCACAACCAACGAAATCAATGTTGTAACAGTAACGTACAAGACCCATGATTAAAGCATCAGCACCACCGATACCGAGACAAGGCGTAATTAGGGCAACACGTAGTCGGGACTCTAACATGGTTTCCAATCCTCTAATTCATTATCGTTACATTCAACCAGTCCGGGATTACTATTTGGTGGAAGCATACCAGTGCCCTTAGTCAATATGCCCCGACTAAAGACTAACTCAGCACAGGGATACGTCCAGTACCCACCAGCATACACCGGACATTTCGCCAAATTGATTGCACCAGTCACACCCGGTTCAGTGTGTTCCAACTGTATGCAACTACCAGTGATCGCACTGATATAGAAATGACTGTCAACGCCTGATGGTGCATGATTCGGGAAACGGTATTTTAATGCTGCGTTACCGTGTCCTAACCAAACCATTCCAGTACCGTTACAAACGATTTTAACCCAACCTTGTGTTGTTTGTGTACCAACAGTGATTGAACCACCGGCTCGTGGATTAGGCGACCAAGTCACTGGTACGGTCTTACCGCCACCAGGATGATACAGCATACAATCAGTTTCACCGCAAACAAGCTTCACAAATGCACGACCAGCAGCATCTTTGAATACTTCGAAGCCAACGCGTCGGTCAAATCGAATGTGACTCGTTTCAACTGGCTCATTAACATCTTCGGCCAGATTAGTACACTGGTCCCAAACAGTGATTGAGTCTTGTGTGTCAGTTGTATCAACAGGATCGAAACAAACTGTTGTCACACTCCATTCGATGTGATAAAGCCCCGCTTCTTCTTCCTTGACAACGATGTTGCCAATCAAATTCTCGAGCTTCCCCATATCAGCCGCGACTTCAGTGATCTTCGTGTCAAACGGGATATAAAGGCTTGTTCTCGTTGGACCTTGGCTCTCACTGATTCCAACTTCAAGAACAGGAAGCTGCTTGCTCCGTGGTGCACCAACAATGGCCCATGCGTTGGGAGCTTGCTCCATTGTTAATTGAACACTGTCACCAACTCTATACTCGTAGTATACGCCTTCTGAACCACTAGTTATGGCTTCGCCTTTCTGTCCATCTTGACGAAGTACAGCATATCGTGGTGGGAACGAACCAGGTGCACTGATTCGTTCAAGAATGATTGCATGGTAGGTTGGTCGTTCAGGCTTCGGTATGTTAGGCGTCTCTGTGTCAGGCTGGAAATCAGGCAAGCCTTTCGCATTACGCTTCTTTTGCTTACGATTGGCCGCAAGTATGTACTGCACTTCTTCATATGCAGACGTAGGCCGACGCGGAGCGTAATCATCAAGATCGCTCGGATGCAAATCACCTAAATCTTTTGCTCGATCAGCAGCCATCTATCGTTCCTTGTACGCCAGTTCCTGGACCGTAGCCACCACCGTAGCCTAATTCGATTTCTGCACTTGTTGGGAACTCAGCGTCTTGTTGCTTCTGTGCTGGCCAGTACCAAAAGTATTCTTCCATCGTTCCTGATTTAATGGGCATTTGAACAGACAGTTGAATACTATTGTCACCAGGATCGTAAATTGATTGTTGAACAACACCCTTTACTGTGTCATCGGCAAAGAAATCACGGCCAAGAGCCAGTTCTAACGTGTCAAAAGCATCGAGTCGTAAGCTGGCCATGAACGACTTGAACGTAACAGTTTTCCATGTGTTTGACAACCGAATCAACCAGAACGTTGCCGACTTCTCAACTAATGACGGTATGTTGTAGATGTGGAAAAGTTCTTCTCTGCTCTGTAGGCCATAAATCTTAACGTTATGACGATAGACCAGTTCCTTGCGTTTCTTTCTGTTCTCAATGGGTAAGTAGTTCGGTTTGTAGACTGCAATCAAACGAGTGACTAATTCTTCCGTTGCAGTGAACTGAACTTTCAATGTTTCAGTCTCTATATCAGACAAATCGAAGCTTAAGTCAGGAGTTGGTTCCTCGGCAAGGTACTTGATATAGAATACGGTTCCAACTTGTGTCAAACCGCAACGTGCTTCCCAAGCGATACGTGTAATCTCTTGAATCACATTTGGTCTGTCGATTAAAGCGAAATTAGCCGGATACAGTTCAGCGTCGTCATCGTCTCTGAACTTAGCCTTAACGTCAGCGAAACTAACTGGGTCCACACTACCACCAACAGTGTATGTTTCAATCAGATGTTGAATCACATCACATACATTTGGACCAACAGTTGATTCAAGCGTGACATAGACTTCTTCTTCCCAACCCTCACCGGGGATATTGCTCAGTCCAAAAGGAAAAACTAATGCCGTTACTGTAATCGTGCCTAACGGTGCTGCTTCCTGTTTGGTATAATACGATATCGGTATCGGTGCCAAGAACCTCTTGCCCTCAGCATTCTTACGATATGCGTACACCGCTTTGATAGTCGACGGCAGTATGTTTGCAACATATATCTCACAATCGTCAGTTGTTAGTCGTACAGTTGAACCAGCGTCCGCGGTCCACTCAAGCGTTTCTGGAATCTCCTCATACGGTATGTCAAAGTTAGTCAACCAATGTTCATGAACAGTGCCACTACCTTCAATGATTGAAGCAACGTCTTCACCAATGATTGTGAACACTGATCGTGGCGTTGGCGCTTGAATCAGTAATGTTTTCTGATCTAACTGGTCCCAAGGCTCAAGGAAACACAATGTTGCCAATACTTCATACTCTCGTTGATTGACACCACCCGGTATCTGACTAATGATTTGTTGTAGTCTCGTAGTCTCTGGTGTGTTGTAAAGTGCCGGATCAGGGTCAGTGCTCGGTTGCACTAGCTTACCAACCATTTCCGGAATACTGTGTCCACGTGGAGCCGATGAACCTTTGTCCCACTTAATCAGTTCAAAGATTACCTTTGTTCCGATTTGTTGAACAACCTGAATGATATGTGCAGCATTCGTGTCATCACTACCGCGTCGTTTGACAAGTAGGAACAATCCAGTCAAATCAATCGGTGTCTTGAGATAGAATACCGCCAATCCGTTCTTTTCATCTTCTGGTGCACATTCATCATCGTCAAATACCCACGTATCAACCTCAATGTTTTGATACTTAGCGTACGGTCCATCAGTCTTGCAGAACAAATCCCCGTCAAATGTGCCACGATACTTAACGTCACCAATGACAACTTCAGTCTCGATCTCTTGCGGAAACTCACTACCGCCCTCAATCAAGAAACAGTCTTTAACGAGCTTTTGTTGTAAGCAAATCTCATTAAGCACATCAACGATTTCAGCATACGTGGTATCCATACCGTTATATGCGTCAATGATTGCTTGTGCAATCTTCTTCGATGTTTCATGCTCAAATAGAAGCAATGCCGTCAATCGTTCCAGGTTATACTTAATAACTTGTAACTCATGACTCTGATTAGCCAATTGATTAAGTAACACTTCCCAATTCGTCAGATCAACCTTCCAAGCACGATCAAATGGATTCTTTTGTATCTGTGACTTGACACGTTCGATCTCAGTTAGTACTTGTGTTATCTGTAGAAGGATTGCATCTTCTTTCTTGATAGCTTCAACGTAAGCGTCTAACAACTCAGTTGCTTTCGGTTCACAAATCGTGTCAACAAGCTGTAACGCCAGCTTCCACCATGTGAACATGAATGAGTACAGACTGTAAGTGTACTGCAATCGTTCCAGTTTCCATGTAAGCGTCTGATCAACGATTCCAATCCGTTCAAGCAACGTGCCAGTAAGCACTTGATGTACTTTCTGTGCTGGAACATGTACAACGTCACCGAAACAAAGTGGCCAAGGCTTACCGATAAAATCAGGTGACACGAAATCAAGTTGGCCTTCTTCTGGTGAGAATCCAACTTCATAGCTCTCTAGTTCAGAGTTAACAGTCAGTTCAAGACTACGATCAGTCTCGTCCCACACAAATGGCGTATTAATCAAGCCTTCAAACAACAGGAACTTGTCAGTGAACAACAATGTTGTGTAGGCTTGATAAATCCGACATTTGACTTTATGTACATTTACATTGTCAATGACCTGCTTAATCTCACCATCAGTATCATCAATCTTGATAGTGACTGTTTGATTGGAACGATTGCTCGTGGCCATTACCTCAACAGACGAGACTTCCAACAGCTTACCAAGGATATCAAAGACGTCCTTATCAGCGTAGAATCGTGACGCACCAGTATCCCAGATTATTTCAACAATCAGAACTGGCTCTGTGCCATGTGCTGTGTCAAGTGCTGTCTGTGTGTTGCCTGTTACAATCTTCATTAGAGTCGCTCGAACTCAAGCTGTATAGTTGTTTCTTCGACGCTACCAGCAACCACCGCTCGTGTTGTTAGTTCCAATTCAACGGGATTAACTCGTAAAGCAACGTCGATATCAAGTGTACGCCATTGCAGTCGAATGATTTTAGCCGAATGTTCAAAGACGAATTCAACCAGTTCAATGCTCTTCTTTCGTGTCAAACGAACAGAAAATCTGTACGTTTCCTTATCAGTCTTAGTCTTCACATTCGTGTAGACCGTTGAATCCATCGCACGCTTAAGCAGAACAACTGAATTGGGACGCAGACCATCACCCAATTCAGCATTAGGCAGTATAAGGACTTTCTCGTCTGCGATCAGTGTAATCATCAAACACCTACAAAATCGAACTCAAGCGTGTGTTCACAACCTGTGTCACTAAGATCAACACTCTCACCATTAGGCAAGATTATGAATCCGTCCCATTCACGACCCTCATAGTCGATCATATGAATCTCTTGGCCAAGAGACAACAGCAAGAAATTGAAGAATTCATCACGTTTCGTATCCGTGATTCCATCGAACTTGTATCTAAAGGTACGAACACGTGGCCAGTCGTCATCCCTAAATGTAATCAATTTACCGCCACGAGTCTCTCGTTGGATTCGTGTAATTTGCAATTCCTCTTTGTTGCCGAACAACGGTTTCTTAAGTGTCAAAGTATTAACACCATAAGTTAGCACCATGTCACCGTAGCTCAGTTCAACGTCATAATTCATAGACGGTCGCACACAAGTATCAGTGAGTGTGTCGTCGTAATCACCAAGCAATTGCACGAATGTAAGATCGTGCTCAACTGCCATAGTCAATTGCCAAGTGATATCTACGTCCTGCTCGAACTCAATCTCTTGTTCCACGGTTCTGAGCTTACGGTCACCGATATCAAAATCAATCTCTTGACGAAATGTCAAAGTCTGTTCGATACCAGTCTCATACTTATCCATTGCTGGATGCTGAATCAGTTCAACAACATCTTCGTAGTCTCTGATATAGACGTATTGTGCTGTCCATTCGTGAATGAAATCAAGATCGTCCACGATTTGCTTGTCAAATGGCATGTTCCTTGTTATGTCACGAGTGTCATCGAACAACAGTTCATCTTCGTAAGAACGGTTCGTGGCCCGTACCCAACTGATCGTTTGCTCAATTGGGAAGGCTTCGTAGTAATCTTCTTGCTTCGAATCAATTAATTCTGTGCTTTGAAAGAACTCAAGCTCCGAAAAGACGTCATAGGTACGAAGATGAACGTAATCATTTTCGTCAATGAACTCCAGTTCTTGCTCAACCTCTTTACGCATGAACGAGAAATAGATATCCTGTTCAAAGAAGATTTCATCTTCCATGTTCTCGTCATAGTCAGAGCCAGGGATATCATCCTGGTACTCGATGACTAAGATAGCCAAACTATCAGGGTCAGGCCCACCAAGCGATGACGGTGTACGCCAATACGCTGCATTGTTGTTTGCACTGTAATCAGGATGTGTCGTAACAAGGAATAGACCAATGCTCTGACCTGATGCCCAACCTGGTCGGTCTTCAATTACGTCTCTTAACTGTTGAGTCACTTCAATCGACGGCCAATGCTCACTAGGAGCACATGGTGGTGTGAAATCAATATACTGTGTCACGCTGCCAGTGTTATTGTTCAGATTCGTGTTTGCTTCGGCCCAATCAACCGGCTTGACTGAATCATCAACGTCCTCGATGACAACATCAACCTTTATCTCAGGTAGACTAGTTGGCAGAAATGCATATTCACTGAGTCGAGTCAGAAGCAGATATGCTGAAAGAATCTGAACCTGCTGCAACGGCACAACGAATCGTGTATAAGATATCCATTTTACGAAGAATAAATTGGATTGATCGTACGTTTTTCCTGCCCAAGCAAGTTGTTGGCCACCAAGATACTCTGTATGCGGTGCAAGCGTAAACATACAATCATACGACTCACACTCACTTGGCGTGGTGCATGGATTGTACGCGTCACCGAGTTGTAGGATTAATTGAGCCATTACTGTGTCTTAGGTGGGTACTGTGCACCGTAAAGATTATCTTTCATCATCACTTGAGTCGTTGTTCCAGAATCATTCCACGTGTAAATAGACGGTGCTGCCTCACCACGGATACGTAAATGATTATCTTCGATACGTGTGATACCGTTACGCTTCGTGTGTTGGCCTAAGTAGACAAAGATCGAACCATATGCTCCCGACTTACCGGGAACAACAATAGAGTCTATCGCATTACCACGAATAACGAAATCGCTACCGTTAGTTTCAGCGAAATAGATTGGAATCGAGGCTTGTCCTATGTTTCGACCAAAAATCATATTGTCAATGATTTCGCCTTTGTCACCACTTCCAACGATGCCACCATATGACGTTGTCCCAATCACACGCCAGTATTCACTGTTACCGTGTGTATGTATCGCCTGCGTTGCTTCATAAGGTTGAACACCGTAACTTCGATATGTGCCACCACGAATGGTAATGAATCGATTCACAATGTTCTGTGGATTTGAGTCACCGGCCAATGTGATTGCATGTCGCAACGCAGTAGATTTGCAATCAATAACGTCAATGTTCTGACAGTTGTGAATACAGATGCCATACTCACTGACCGTGGTATTGTTCGGATTCTTTTCACAAAGCACAGTCACGTTACTAAGCAAACCACGATAGCAACGATTCAAATCAAAAGTCATCCAGTTCGAACCTTTGAACGTGCAGTCTCGTAACGTGACATTTACACGCCCATTGATTTGCAACGCATAAGGCATGTCGTCTGTTGTATAGACAGTAAGCCCCTTAATGGTTAGTGGCTTGCTATTGATAAGTTCATAGAGTTCACCACCTTGAGGGTAGTCACCAATCACTGGCGTTACTAGACGACCACCACGACCCTCAAGGAACTCACCATTCTTATACACGTTCTGCCAATTAGACCATGATTTAGGTCTATTGTCCATCAGAACACGTATGCCTTCAAATGACACACTCAAATACTCAGCACCAGCTTTCACTGGTGCCACACGAATTGATTCTGTCTTGAACGTCCCACCCTTATCCGTGACGATGCCACGGATTATCACACCAGTACCGTCTAAGTCTACGAGGGTGCTGGGAAGTGTGTATTTCCCGATATACTCACCGGGTGGGATCTTTACAACAGGCGAGGAATCAAGGATTGCCTGTAAGTCTCCCAAGAACAAGATGAGACTAACAACGAATCCCATAAGTCACCTTCAACTGATCACCGTTCACAACCGCAACAGTCGTATCGAACGCACCAGTGGACCAAAGCAATCCGCTCGTACCGCTTGCGACTGACGCAATCAAGATACCATAAACGGTGCCTGAACCAGTGAAATCGAACTGCGACGGTGTGGTTGTGCCTTTGATCTTGGCTGAAGCGTTAGCATCGTCCCATGCTTGACGATTACCAGTGTAGGACGCGAACTCAGCCCAACCGCTGTGGCTAGCGAGCGTATCGTTCTCGCTTAACACAGGTGCTGGCGTATTGTTCACCAATCCGATGTACCACGGATCGATTTGCGTAACCGGTGAACTGTTGCCGAAGCAAACATCAAGAATGTGATTCTTGCCAACGACAGTGATACCGTTCTTGCCACGGTACTCACCAATCAAACGACCTTGACGATAGTGATGTGCATAGAACACACCGTTCATCTGCAACAAATCACTATGTGGACGGTTACGAACCATCATTCGACCAATCACTTCTTTGAATCTCAAACGACCAAACATTTCAATCTCCTAGTTAAGACCTTGTCGACCCAAACGTTTCAATTCACGTGCAATGTGAATAACTTGCTCTCTTGACGTACCCTGTGGTGGGTGAACGTGTATATCACCGATATTAGTTACTGTTCCACCTTGTGCTCTGAACACTGGCGGTGCATGATTCATTGCAGCCAAGATCGGTGCAAACGTGCGTGATGCCATCTGACTCATCACAGTTTCACCGTCCGCCATCATGACTGGTATCCTGTCGATCCCACGACCACCAATCGGGCCACCGAAGGCAGAACCTTTAACTGGTGTCGATGTATTGCCACCGCCAAAGAAGGCACGATTAATCTCCATGATTCGTTGCTGTAGGTCAGCAATCGTTTGCAGATGCGTTACCGTACCACGTAACACATCATTCACTTGTTGCTGTGCACTAACTGTGCCCTGTGCTAGTTCTAACCCGACAAGACCAACATCAGGCCCCTTGGCTTTGATTTGGTCAGCGATGAAAGCTAACTGTTGAAGTGTTGAGTTTGAATCACCAAGTCGTTGATTCGCTTCAATGACCCTTTGTTGGGCTTGAGCCAGGCCAGTGAATTGTTGCTTCAACTTATCAATGATGACGATTACTTGCTCGCCCTCAGGGATAGCAAGTTTGCCGCCCTTTGCGAACTCACCACCCAATCCAGTAGTAACTGCCTTGAGGTCTTGACCTATCTGTGCCAACAGTCCAGCATTAGGCCCAGCATCCGGTGCAAGTCTATTTGGATTGATCTTGATGCTGAGTGTACGAATCTCGTCATATGTATCACGGATTCTTTGCAACAGACCAAGATCAACTTCATCGTTCTTGAACTTCTGTTTCGCTATGTCTAACTGTATCGCCTGCTGCTTAATCAGAACCTGCAACTGAGCTAACTGCTTCTTTGCAGCCGCTTCTTCTTCTGGATTATTACCAGGAAATACGAACGCACCGCCTCGTGCTTCACCGTGACGGTCTTGTGCATTAGGTAGGAACTGTGTCTGCAAATCATTGAGAAATTTCTTGTTCTCATTGACGAAGTTAGCAATTTCTTCTTTACGTTTGCCAAGAGCATCACGCAGATTCTGTGTCTCTTGCTCATGCAAACGTTGAGCCTTGAGCAACGCATCTTGTTGTGCTTGGACCGCGGCTTGAGCCTGTTCAACTGCTGCTTTCTTAACTAACTCAAGCTCTTGTCGCTTAGCATCACGTAGAAGTGTCAATTTCTCAGTTGGTGACAATCCAGCCGCGTCAGCCTCAGCTTCTGCTTGTGCAGCAAGATTACGGAATGCACCAGCAGCATTAACCTGAGTAGTATCAAATGAATCAAGCTGTGCAAGTATGTCACGTAATCGTGCAACAGCAGCTTGTTGTTCGTCAATTCTTGCACGTGAGGCTTCGGCTGCTGCCTCTGCTCTTGCTGTAGCAGCTTCTTCTGCTCTGATTCGTTCAAGCACTAAACGCTGTCGCTCTGCTTCAAGAGCATTTAATGTCTCAAGAGCTTTCTTCTGGCGTTCTTCATCTGGATCAGCAACAGTTTCAGTTACACGTTTGAACTGTGGACGACCACGCCGATCGAACTTAGGTCGACCAAATGCATCAGTCTTGAACTCAACGTGTGAAACTTTTTCCTTTTCTTTGGTAGCATCAGCTAATTCCTTCTTTAGGATTTCAGCTTGACGCTCACCAAGAGCCTCAACACGACTAAAGAATGCTTCTGCAACTTCTTCTTCACCTTTGGCTCGTGCTACTAATGCTGCACGATGCAACCGAATCTTTTCATTCTCAATCAATTGGAAGGCTTCTAGTTCAGCCTTACCAGCCAAACTAGCTTCGAATCGTTTCTCAACTTCACCGATTCGAATCTTCGAAACAGCCTCTTTGGAACGTTCAATTGTTCGGAAAATCTTATCTAGTTCACGTTCTGATTCACGAAGTCGACTCGTGATACCGTCCAATGCAGTATCTAATTCCTTATGAACAGACTTTCCAATCTTGGCAAAGTTCTTCTCGAACTTTTCTGCTAATTCATTGTTCGTTGCGTGCAGAATAGCGTAGGCTTGCAAAATGACTTTGAAATTAGCACTAACTGCTTGCGAGAACGTGCCAAATGCCTGTTCACTTTCTTCGGCGAACTTCTTGATATCAAGCTCAGACTGACGTTGTTCAGCCTCTGACAAGGCATCAGAGTACTCTTTCAAAGAATCAGTAAGTCGATTATATGCAAAGACGCTTTCGATAGCAACCGCAACAACAGCAGTTAGTCCAAGTGACAACGCACCTTGTGCGATTTGCATCGTTGTGAACGACGCTGTTATCTTCTTAGTTTCTAAATTAAGTAAAGCGAAGCCAGTACGTGTCTTGATAAGACTGACGTTCATCGCTGCAAAGTTAGTATTTAGAACTTTCTGCACAACGATATACGCAAGCGTCGCTGATGTAACGACACGAATCGCTCCACCAAGAGCATGGAGTGCTTTATCAGCCCCACCAAACAAATCAATAACTGTTAGAAACGCATTCGAGAGACTTTCACCGAATGTCTTCAAGAACTCATTCTTCACCTTATTGAGTTCGATTGTGATTCGACGGCCAGTATTTTGTACTGACTCCTGGATAGCTGCGTTAAATGATTCTTGTGAATTACTGATTCGTCGTAGATCAGATTCAAAATCCTTGAAGCCAGCAACCAAACCACCAGCACCGGTCAAAGCACGTAGATCACTGAATATATCAGCGATGTGCTGTAGTGGATCACCAGTACTCTCAGCGATAGCAGCCAATCGTCGAAGAACGCCAACGAATCCAAATGTCTTGACAGCCGCACCACCAGTCTGAACACCCCATTCAGAGAGTTGAGCATTCATTTCCTTGCTTGGCGAAAGCAAAGCATTCATCACGTTGGCAAGCAACACCTGTGCGTGTTCTGCATCAACACCTTGTCGTGTGAGTGTCGTTAATGCAGCTTGTTGCTCATCAAATGTGATTCCTAATTGATTGCTGAGCACACTGACACGACCGAACTGAGAACCTAGCTCATCGAGCCTGATTCGACCTAGTTCAACAGTCTTAAAGAGCTTAGCATTAATAACCGTTGCTTCTTGCGACGACTTACGAAAAGCATTGATTACTGTGCTTGTCGCATTAGTAGCAGTCTTCAAATTAGCTTGTGTCGTGATTGCAAGCTCTAACTCATCACGCATGAAGCGTGTCGCGTTGGTTGCATTAACGACCTGATTGCTAATCGCCTCATATTCAGCAGCAGCAACTTCAAGAACAGGGATTCCAAACGCTGTCGATAGCCCAATTAACTCTTTTTCCCATTCAGCAGTTGATTTACCAACTTCACCCTGAATAGTTCTGATTTCTGCGATAGCGATACGAAGTAGTCTGAATGTTTCAAGTGATTCCCTAATCTCATTGAGGAATCGACTAAATGCACGGTGAATGGTTTGGATAACAAGAACGCGAATCAATGTTCTGTAACTGGCAGTCACTAACAGAACAGCATCGCTGTCTTTCTTCAATTCTCTCGTTTGATCAGTCAATGCGGTATTTTTACGCCGCATCTGTGATGTGATTTGTGCGATCTGCTGTCCAAAGGCAGCGAGACGAGTAGAAGTGCTATCAATCGCGATCCGTTCACGATTCAGCGAAGCTGTGATCGTTTGAGTGACACTGATTTGACGAGCAGTTGCACGCTCAAATGTCTGCATCTGTGTCGTCAATGTCTTGAACGCTAGTACGTTCTGAAAGACTGTTGGCGAGAGACGCTGATATGCTGTACTGATGTTGCCAAGTGTGCGTGCACTAGTTTGCAACGCAATCTTGTGGCTATCAAGAGCAGTATTCGACGAGCGTAGTGCTTGGCTGTAATTTCGTTGATTCGTAATCGTTGTCTGTGTGGCTTTGTTAAGAGCCTCAGAGGTACGATTCAAGTCCTTGACAGATTTGACTTGATCCTTAACAAGCAAATTGTACGCACTAACGCTTTTGCCTAAAGCATCAATGTTCTTTGTTGCGTGCTTCGTATCGATTACGATTGTTTGCTTAGCCATTAAATTATACCAGTATCAAAATCAATTTCAGCAAAAACTAATGGCAATCGTCTCGGCAACGTGGTCGCTAAGTAATCAAGAAATGCACGTTCACCAGCTTCTGCTGTACGCCAGCCATTTGGCATAGCTGATGGGATAACACCAAAGAACTCATTGATGTAGTAATGCAGTAAATCCGTAGACCACTCGAACTCATAAACAAACGACATTGGATCAGATTTGTCGTCTCTGATATGAAAAGTTTGACTTGCTTCGCCTAAAGCGCGTCTGTCTGGTGCTTTTGTATCAGGATGTACAGGAACATTGATTCGCAAGAAGCGTCCCAGCGGGACGAGTGTGCTTTTGGCAGCACCCGACCACACTGGGAAACCGCCCCTCGCCGGGACACTCATCAATACAGCTCTCAGCCATTCACGTGCAGCCTCACGAATCATTTGACCCATGACTCGATCAAGGGTCTTATGCATTCGCTTCGTGTCCAGTCTCATGGGACTCAAAGCTGAGGTAAACGTGAACATGCATCTTCCCAATCACGACCGTTAGAGAACTCGATTAACTTCGTTTGTGTCCACCAATCAATATCTTCCCAACGTCCCTTTACACCTGGCGGTTTGATTCCGAATCGCTCGCAAGCTCGCCAGATGCAGTACTCGGAGGTTCTGCCAGTTGGGAGATAAGATCGTTGGTTACCTCCTCCGCTTGCGGTTGTGAAAAAGCATCAAAGGCTTGCCTCTGTCGTACCTCAGAAGGCTGATTCGCTTCCGTGACGCCTTGAACGATGCTTTGCATCTCACTTTCAGTCAAGAATGCTGTGAACTCGTTGACCCATTTGAGCCATGTTGCTGGATCTTTTGGATCAACTTGCTCCCATTCCAATCCTGCTGTCGCTTGGAGTGATTGAATCATCAACCACGCCGTACGCATCTCAGAATAGTGACCAACTTTCTCCATGTATCGCTTGTCACTATGATCGTATGTCCGACGACCAGTTTTGATTTCAGTTCGCAACGGTGGCTTCGGTAAAGGCACCAATTGCTCGAAAGGTTCAAAGTCCAGCACCGCCTGTGCTGTAAAGATATATTCCTCCGACCCTCGGTAGATTTTGATATCTACCGAGGGCGGTGGAATCACTGGTTTTCCGTGGAGTTTCATGTTAAGCCATGTCCGTGCGAACAGAGGAAGGTTTGACCGAGACACAGGTTCCCTGAATGGAAAGTGTGCCAGCCTTGAAATCGCCGCCAATGGAAGTGTAAGCGAACTTCTCGAAGGTGATAATTTCGTCAAGAACAGTTCCGCAATCATGCGTGATCTCAACGACGATATCAATCGTGTCTGCTTCGCAATCACCAGAGGTACTGAGATACGCCGACGCAGCACCTTCCTTCTTCAAGAACTCAGAAGGTGTGACGTCTTCACCGTCACCAGAAATGATTGCCGAGAACCGACACTCAAGAGTCACTTCCATCGGTTCTTCGTCGCCTTCCTTGGCGTAGTCAAGTAGACCGCGATCTTTCTTGACTTCAATATTCCGCTTCTCCGACCATGTGAGATTGCCCTCATCGAGCTTAATCTCAAGCTCAGTGGGCGGTGTGTCACCGTCCAAGAACTTTATCACGCAGTCTTTCAAATCGACTGCAGCACGAAGCACCATTTCGTTCTCCTAATCAAGAAACATGAGGTAGTGACCTTCAACAGAAGCTTGCGTTAACTGTGTATCTGGACGTAACTTGCCAAAATTGCTTACCGTCAACTTTTCACGATTCGATGGCTTACGAAGTTCTAAGCAACCTAATTCCGTTTGGTCGTCATCAGGTCCGTTGCCATAACGATAGACGCGTATGCAATCAAGGAACAGTTCAGTCACCCGTCCAACGATCACTTCTTGTCGATAAATGTCAACCCCTTCGGTAACTGAAATCAAAACATTAATCTCGATTGCAAGCTCCCAGCTCTCTCTTGTATGCTCTTTGATAAATGGGCCATCAATCCTGAACTCAACCCAATCAGGTAGATTCTCAGTATCGCGTACAAAGCCCTCAACAAAGAATTTCGTTTCATCCGAAATCCCTGAAAAGTGCTTCGCACACGATGCTTTAATCCATCGTGACCAATGTTCACTGAATTGCTGGCTCATCTGTTATCACAAACTTTTGGATCACTGATTTCTCAATGATCTGATTCGGCAACACGCCCTTCGTCATTCGTAGATGAAAAACGTATCCAACGTTGTGATCAATCTTCCCCAACGTCTGGATACTGTATCTTTTACCTTCGATGATGAAGTAATCACGTTGCTCGATTGTAATGTCAGTTTCAACTATTACTAGTCTATCACCGACTTCAAAGAATCCACCATACACGAAATTACTGTTTGCCTTCACGTAACCAAGATCATACTCAAAATCACGCTTGGATGTAACTGACATTGTGATCGCAAGCGGAAAGTTTGTCTTGACGACTGTTGCGTCACTTGTACCTAGTTCGTAATCAGGCGTGCCAACCGTGACGCTATAATGATCAATCGGAATACCGAAACGACGTCTAAGCGTATAAAGCTTACGTCTTAACTGGCGTCGAATCATTAATTGTCGGTGATTCATTATAAAGTGGGCATTCCATTGCCCACCCTCCACGGAAAACTGCCCAACGCGAACTAACCGTACATAACCATGCCGTAAGGCGTATCCAGCTTCTTCAAGCCAAACAAACCATCAACGGTCACACGAGTGGCCTGTGCCTTACCGTCGTAAGTGATTACGACGCGAAGCGACAAACCCTTGAACTCCGCCGAAGCCGCACGGACACCGGAACCAGGTTCCGGAACAGCCAACGGACGGGTGATCAAAGCAACTGCCGGACGTTGGAATCCGAAGTTGAAATCACCATCCGGGCCGTAGCAAACAATGTCATTGTCTGCCAAAGTGGCAACCAGCGGTTGATCCAACGTGATCGTGTAATCCGATCCGTTGTTAATGACGTCAACGATGCAGTATTCAGTCGGATGAACCGTGCTAGCAGCAGCACGGAAAGCAACCAACTGACCTACTTGCGGCACGCCAGTGCCATCAACAACGATACCCTTGATCCAACCAGCGGGGTAACCATCAGCAACACCAACGGTGGTATCACCGGCAGCGATTGCAGAACCCTGCTTGATTGCTCCAAGAGCATAGGGTTGAACAGCAGCACCACTTGCAACCGTATTGAGCAACGGTCGAGTGTTGGTGACGTTCAATGACGACACAGACGCAACACGAAGTGCTGTGTAATCACCAACAGCCGTGTAGTACTGACCTGGATTCAGGTTAGTCACAGCGGTCATGGCGACGACAAGTGCACCTGGAAGAGCCGCAGCCGTCGTGGTCGTAGCAGCCGTCTTTGTTGCTCCACTAATCGACGGGACATTCAGAGACAGGAAGTTATCCCATCCATGAACGCGACCCAACGATGCTTCACGCAGAGCACGACCACCATCACCACGGCGTTCAGCCGATTTGAACAAATCGACTTTCTGTGCCGCTCGTTCTGATCGAGAAGCCAAGGCCATGTTACGACCTTGCAAACTCGTCTTGTTGACATTCATCACGCCGCCCGCGTCAACCATGTAATCAGAAATGGTTGTCGAGGAAGCGAGACCAAGTGCACCAACTCGATTATCGAGGAACTGGTAGACTTGTCCACCGATGCACCGGTCAAGGTGAGAGCCGTTTGCTTTCACCGCCGGGTCAAGGAACTCATTCACGAGGTTCTTGAACGGAATCGTGCGAGCACGATCACCGAGCAAGAATGAAACGTAGATGCGTTGATTCAACACCACTTGGATGTTGGTGGCCGTCACATCCTGCGTTTCCAAATCGTCCAAGTCGTTCTGCTTGCGTTTGGCCGTGAATGATCCCGGTTTGCGGGTATTCACAGTATCACCGAAGTCAGCGATTTCATTCTTGAAATCGGTGTGTACCAAGTCAGAGAACAACATGTTTTCCCACAACAAACGAACACTTTCCGCCGCCCATTTCTCAGGGATAAAAGCGGAAATATCGTTTGCACGATACACTCGCATCGGCTTCAACCGACCGCGTTGCATGAGCAACATTTTTCACTCCTACTTCTTGATGACATTGCCATCCAAATCATGCGTGTCACGATAAGTTTGATACGCTTTTCCGTATTCTTCTTGTGACGCGTAATCACTTGGATTAGGCTCTGAGTTATTATCACGACCGCCCTTCCCTGAACCAGCCTCACCAGTACCGGGCGTGGCACTGTGCTTAAAAAGATTCTTGTGCAAGCCAGCTTCCTTCATCGTTGCGAAGGCTTCACCAACTGGCAAATCAAGAATCGCTGGCTTCTTGTCTTTGTCCAAACCCTGGAATCGTACCATCGGAAGAAACTCACCAGTAGCCTTTCCATCGGCGTCTTTTGCTTCTTCCAACCGTGCCAACGAACTGAACATCAGAACGAATTGGCTCGGATCTTCCGCTCCCGCAGATACTGCCGCGTCAGTAATCGCTCGATTCACTTGTGCGGTTGTGAAGCGATTCTTCCACAATCCGGCTTCGTCACCAGCCTTCTTCAAATCATCAGCGTGCTTCTTTTCGAGCTTCTGTCGCTCTTGAGCTGATTGCTGATCTTTTGTAAGAAGTGAATTGTTCAACGTGTCGATTTGGCCCTGCAATTCTTCTTGGGCCTTCTCAGACAGCGATGTGTTCTGTTTGAATGTTTCAAGTTGCTTGACCAGAGCTTCTTTCTCGCTCTTTTCACGAGCAAGACGCTTGCCAATCAAGTCATCGACTTGCTTCTGTGTGAAGGTCTTTTCGCCGTTACCTTCGCCAGCACCCGCTGCTCCAGCATCAGCCGTTCCAGCCGCTGCTGCTCCGGCTGCTGCACCATCACGATAGATACGATACCACTTCCTGATTCTCATACAATTCCTCCCTCTCAGTCCGTACGACTAAGAGTAAAAGTAGACCCGTCCCTTGTGAAGGGACGTAAAAGCTTCCAAGCGACAATGCTTGGAATACCGTGGACTCTCGCTTCATTGATGAAACCAGAAAAGTTCGCACGAGCCATATCAACGCTGTGCGATGAATCTCCATCCATTTCTGATTCCATCTCAATATCACGGCCTGTGATTAAAGCGAATGCGATCTCGTATGTCGCCATTTTAATCGGTTCAGGCACATCTTCATCGTCATCACGAGGAAACTCAAGTTCCTGATCCTCAAGATGCTTGTCACCGACAAGGTTCAACAAATCAATATATCGCGTGGCTGTTTCAAGAGCCGCGTCCTTACGTTCCTCAGAATTAGTGAACCAATCCTCAGAATTGATTCGCTTCGTGAGGAAGTAGTCATCGGCTTCTGCCATCGTACAGTAAGCGCTCATTTATTCTCTCCGCGACCTGGCTTGCCCACTTTCTCATCTTCACCCGTCTTACCACCGAACTCAGGAGCACCACGAGCAGCACCATCACCTTGTGGACCGCCCTGGGCTTCCATCGTCAATTTGATTCTCTCTGCCCGATCCTTTTTCGCTTGTTCGACTTCTGATTCCTCGTAACCACGTGCGACCGCTGCCGTCTTATCGCTAACGAGGCCCGCTTCGTGATCTTCAAGGATTTGTTTAGCATCAGAAGTAAGCGTTTTCGCTTCCTCAATCTCTTTGTACATCTTTTTCAATTCAGCATCGGCAACATCAGCACCAACACTGATTCGTATGATTTTCTTTGCAATTGCACGCTTAAACGTGTTTGATGCCACTTTATCCTTGATTATGTCCAAGTCCATCGCTTCTTCGCGACGTTCTTTCTCCGATTTCATGTTAAAGGTGCGTGGATAAACGATTTCAGGTTGTTTACCATCACCTTCAAATGCTGCCCAATGCTCACCTAGCTCAGTCTCACCCTTCTCTAGAAGTAGACCGATATAAGAGAGACTGGCTTCCAATCCTTCTTTATCAATCTCTTTACTGTCAGCAGACGACCCTCTTGCATTGACATTTGCAAGATTCAGATTCACAATCAATCGGATATCATCCTTTAATTGATCACCTTTCTTCATGCTAATCTCAAGGACACCAGGATCGGGATTAACGAAGCCTGGTCGTTCTACACCGGCCGGGAATCGTCGGCCTTTACTGAGTCCAACTTGCACTTCTCTGTCTGCTGATTTATTGACCGTTTGACCTTTGGCGTTGGCTTGTTTCTGTTGTGCTGCCTCATCACGTTGTTCATAGAACTCATAATAAATCGAGAAATTGGCTTTTCGAGCAAATGAAATGTCGCTTGATTCCAGATTAAGTAATGCAATCTGATAATCTGCCACATTTCGCATCAAACTCAATGGAATCTGAAAGATTGTGAATGGAATCTTCGTCAAACCATCAAGCATCACAGTTTTGATTAATGTCTCATCATGATCAAAGAACTGTACACGAACACCATTGGCCATGAGCGTCATCACACGATACTGCACACCAAAGGTCGCAGGTAGTCCCCAATCATCGGCCGTTGTGGTCGTCTCTTGGAGCATTACAGCCGTTAACACCTGCTTGGAATCAAATGTCTTATAGTTCCAATTAAGGATATTTTCGGCCTGATATAAGGTGAGAAATGGGTGCTTTTCGCCTTTATCCTTTAATGTAATGCCAAGATCACGCGGCATATCAACCAACACACCAACTTTTGATTCAACGAGCATTTCAGGCAGTACTTCGGTGCCGACAAATGTATTCATCGACGAACCAGAGCGATCAACATTCAATTTGACAGCTTTCTGATAAGAAGTAGGT